ACCATCACCGGTGCTGCGGCTACAGGCAAGTTAACCGTAACGCCTGAATACCAGTATTTGGGTACCCGTTAATCACACCAGCACTTTAATAAACCCGCTCCGGCGGGTTTTTTCATTTCAGCTTCGAGGAAAAATCATGTTGCAGACAGATACGCAAAACGTGGTGTATGTAGGAAAGAAGAAGGTAAAGCGCGATACCGTTGCGGGTACCGGGCTGGTGTGGTGCGGATTTGGTGACACGCACCGCGTTCCTCATTCGTCCGCTGTGAGATTGTTTCGTCATCCTGATGTATGGGTGTCTGAAAAAGTTTTCGCTGAAGCCTACAAGGACGAATCTGATGCTCCCGATATTGCACCAGTTATTACCAGCGAAGGCGTAGCGCTTGTGCCGGCGCAAGGCTTGAGTGACGTAGCACCAGCACCAGCACCAGCATCTGAAGAAGATCCGGACGGCGAATTGTCTGATGAAGGTGAGGCTGGTGAAATCAGTGAGCAGGGTACCAGCTCGGTAAATCGTGAGCTTGCCATCAAAAATGCTTTGCTTTCGTTGGACCAATCAAATGCTGAGCATTTCAGCGAGCAGACCGGCGCCCCCTTGGTGAAGGCTGTCCGCGAAGCCGCTGGTGATGCAACGATTTCTGTTAAAGATATGAACGCAGCGTGGGCAGCAATTCAAGCCGGTAGCAAATAATGTTGGTGTCTTATCTGGTAGTGCTGATAAGCGCTGCATTGCGAGACGCTAGCAATGATGCATGGTCGAAAGCGGATATTCAGGATGCAATCTTTGAGGGTGAGCAGGCGATTGCCCTGTATCACCCACACTCGACCTCACGCGATATCACTCTAAATCTGAGCGCCGGGATCAAACAGAGTTTGGATAGCGGAGTTAATCCGCTTTCCCATCGAGTACTTGATGTGAAATTCAATGTCGGTGCTGATGGAGCGCCGGGGCGCAGCGTGCGGAGGGTGGCTGTAGCTGATCTTGATGCAATTAATCCTGGCTGGCGTTCTGCCGCCTCGTCTTCGGTTATCCGGGAATGGATATACGACGACCGGGAGCCGAATCTGTTTTATGTCAATCCTCCAGCGGCAACCGACGCCAAGGCGCAGGTTTCGTATTCCGCAATTCCTGATTGGCCAAAAAGCGTAACTGCTACGACTGCTCTAACTGTCAGAAACGTTTACATGCCGGCTCTGATTGAGTGGGCTTTGTACCGTTTGCTTGGTCATGATGTTGAAGGCTCAGTGAATATTTCTCGTAGCCAGCAGCATCTTCAAAACTTTGCCGGAATGATGGGTATATCGCTCGATATGGTGTCCAGCTTTTCGCCAAAGAACCCGGAGCATAAGCGCTGATGCAACCGCACAAGACAACATCAAACATTGATGATCTGGTAAACGAAATTCAATTTGAAATACCGGAAGCTGTGTTTGATGCAATCCAATTGTATGTTCGTCGGTCGATCGTCAGCTTTAGTGAAAAATCGCATTTTTGGCGTGAAGATATCGGACCGGTGCGAGTTACCGCCCAAGCAGCCGAATACGACTTACCGATCAGCCGGACAGTTGACGTAATCGAAATTGAAAAAATCTTCGCACACATGGAGGATGGTTCGGAGCTTGTTTTGGAAAGATCGTCAAATGACGATATTCGGTACCGGTTTTGGCAGCCCACACCAACCACATTCACTGTAGTCCCGCTGGACGTGTTGGCCGGCAAGGATTTATCCATTATCTGCTCATTGAAGCCGCAGCTTTACGGCAGTCAATTCAAATTTTCTGAACAGCTTTTGGTGGATCATCGCGACGCGTTGGTGTGTGGAGCCAAGGCCATGCTTTACAAAGTTCCGCGTAAGCCATGGACGGATCTGCAACAAGCCCAGATTAATTTTTCCGATTTTGAAGCTAAAGCAACAGCTGCGCGCAGAAGTGTTGCTCGCGGATATTCCATTTCTCCCGATCGTATTCCCAGAAAATCGAGGCCGTTTTACTGATGTCTATTCAAACTCGCACTATCACCGCGACCATTAGTGAACTGAATGGTCCACGTCTGCCTGGTGCTCGCGTTGTAATTGAGCTGAAAGGACTCGGAAATTCCCCGCAAGGTGCAGTGGCTCCCGGGCGGATCGAGTTGGTTACCGATGCTGATGGCGTCGCAACATTTCAGCTGTGGCAAAACAGCATGGAATATTCAGACACCTATTACGAAATCAGCAGCTGGCACCCGATTAGTGGTAAGCCTATCCACCAGCGTGAGCCATTTTTTGTATTTGATAGCGATGCCGATGTTAAAGATTTGATTAATGTGGCTGCTCAGTCTTTTGATCCAAATCAGGTATTGATGAATCAGGTTGTTGCTGCGAGAGCTGCAGCCGAAGCGGCCGCGCTACGGGCTCATGCAGATGCTGGAGTTGCAAAAGAGGCTCGTGGTGTGGCCGTGGATGCTCTTGATCGATCAGCACATATCGTGTCGCTGATACCACAGATGGAAACAATACAACGAAATGTAGAAAACAAAGCAGAGCAGGTACGATCAAATACGGCAGCCACAGAGGCCAGCAAAAGTTCCGCGCAAAACTCTGAGCGCAAAGCAATTGAAGCAGCGGAAGCAGCAGAACGATTTGCTAGTAAATCAACAGTTGCAAGTGAACCATCACCGGTGCTGCGGCTACAGGCAAGTTAACCGTAACGCCTGAATACCAGTATTTGGGTACCCGTT